TAGAAAAAGCAAACATAGGCTAATCAACTTCAAATTATCAGCCTTTTTCTTTTTACAACTTTCTCTACATTCTTTTACTATAAAAAGACCAATTGCCACAGAGGATGTGATTAATGCCGCGACAGGAAAAAGTGTTAATGACATAATTATCTCCATTGTATTATGAGGGTATCATTCTACCTTCAACATCATTTCACGCCAGCCCTTTGTTACCCAACACTTAGCATCACCAGATAAACAGCATTGCTGAACGGGTAATTGTTCACCACAGCGCTCACATTTACGCTTAGATAGCTCCTCAGCTTGTCGCTTATACTCGGCATCATCTTTACGAATAAGCATCTGCAAGTATTCAACAACATCATACGGCTCACGACCAGGCATACGTAGAACACAATTACGCTTTAACATCTCCAGCTCTTGATTATCCACCAGCAATTCAATCTTTGTTACGCCAAGTTCCTTTTGGCGCTTACGTTGAGATGCTTTACGTTCAGCGGGTGATTTAGCCATTTAATAGCTCCTCGGGTATCTCAACTTCGTTACCTATCTCAAGCATAACAACTGCTCGACAAATAGCTTCTTGAGCAGTATTAGCAGTGGCATAATCACCCATTAAATGTGGCGGTGATGCATAGCAATAATTAACCCCGTCAACTTCCTCAAACATTAAATCAATCCAGTAATTATTTATAAACTCACCACACTTTAACCAGTCGCTAGATGGGCTATATACGCAGTTATTAGCATCAACAATAAACTCTTTATAAATACGAACATCAACGTCAACGGCTTTACCTACCGCCCAATCAAGCGCTAATCCTTTTAGTTTTGAGGTTTTAATTTTCATTATTTGCCCTTGCGTGACATGTCACGATTGTTTGATATGTTGAATAAGCCTAATAGCATCAATATCTTGACTCATAATTTCTTCCCAAACTCATTCAACGATTAATTAACTCAGTCACGAACTTAACGCATGGTAATAAGTTCATGATTTTCTGTATTTTCAGGTAATGTTACCCCTATCTTTCCCTGCTCACCCCAAAGCTTTGACGCGCTGATATTCCACACCCTGCAATCCTCATCAAAGATGGCGTCCATAACGGCTTTAATCAGGTTATCGACATCAGGACGTTGCTGGTGGGGTTTACCATTCATCTCAATGCGTTTCTTCTTGCTCCATGATTTAGGCATAGGGATAACAAACGTTAGGTGAGCACCGCTTTCAGGTAGCGTAAAACGGCTAGCTCTCATCTCGTCACAAAAAGCGTGGTACTTAACGACAACCGGTCTTTTCTTCCATGCGTCACGTTGTGTCATACGTGGCTTTGGTACAGGATTGATATAATAAATTTGCTGTTTCATGCACGTACCGCCACCAGCATTGCGTTCATACGGTTATGAATATCAGCAATCTTTCCATGCTGTAACGGTGGTAAGCTCTTTCTGACGTAGGTTAGTGAGCCTTTCTGACAGATAACATGCTTATCCGTAGGTTTTGCTGGCTTCTTGGTCATTAGAGATGCTTCTTTTTTGATATCTAATTCACGTAGGCGCTCCATGTAATCAGGCGTTAGTTTGTAGACATACCCAATGCCAACTACCGCTTTGCGTTCTACAACGGAGCTTTCAATCAATTTAATCAGTGCATAATTGGTTGTTGAACGGTTCTTCTTTCCCTTGAGATCAGAAGCAATTGCCGTTATCTCGTTAACTGACAATGGTTTTTTATTGTCACGTAAAATATCAACAACTAAATCCTGCATAAATTTCATATACGATAACCCTTAATAGATTAATCATTATGGTTAATATATCCAATTTGGTTATGTTTTCAAGTATAAAAAAACAGAGTTTTTAATTAAACTCATACCTACTTAAAACGCTCTCAAATCGTCTATACGCTGTTTTCACTACTCAGACACTCAATCGCATACCTACAACAAATAAAACTCACCAGTGTTTATTACGCTAAGGATTTTAATATCCAATAAACCTTATGCCGATTTATGTTTACGTTTATCAGCATTTTCTAATAAATCTATCCATGCAGGTCTTGGTCTGGTTTTATCTTCAAGTCTTAACGTAGGCTTAGGTATGACCTCACCTCGTTGCACTCGCTCAGACCACATACGGATCATTTTATTTAATTGCTTCTCAACCTCCGCTTCTGTCAGCCTAAGGTCATATACCTTTTGCCTAAGGTCAGTGAAGATCCAATACTGCACCGGATGCCTAAATGGGTACATCTCAGCACTATGATAATTGCATCGTCTGGCTAGGTATTTATTGAAATCTCTCAGCATTTCATCAAGTGGAATTCCAAAAGCATTCGCATCTACCAACTTGTCAGAAAGCATTGAAATAACATCAGATAACTCTGGTGGCCACGGATTACCATTGCTACAACGCTCAATGCAGAATTTAAATATCAAATCGAATTGATCGCTATTCAATCCGCTGAGTGCTCGTTTCCACATCAATGAGGGTTCCGTCCCGTTCTTGTTTGTCCATTTCTCCCCATAGAACTCCGTCATTTGTAGCCAAAGAGTCGAGATACTCTTGCCCATGTTTTTCTCTGATTTTGTGCTCCACGAGTTGTACGGCTCTTGATTTGCCACTGTTTGGATCGAATTTAAATTCTGATTTGCCATTATTATTTACTCCAGTATTGCTGTTATTCGCTTTAGCACGTTGAAATTTAATACTTTTTGCCAATGCCATTTCCCACTGTTCGTGATGTTTAGCTTTCCCCTCGGCTTTCCAGTATGTAATAAACTCGGCAAGTTCAGTTAGTTTAACTGGCTCTGTTAGTGCATGCCCCCAAAAAGCAGATTTACGTAAAAAATCGCTATCAGGTTCCCATTCATCAAACATCACGAATTTACCGTCAACGCTAAAACCACCAGCAGGAACTCTGTCATTTAAAATGGCATTATCCACATCAGGCAAATTTCCTTCGCGCGCGTTACAGAGAGTTGTTTTAATACTTCCTTTCCCTTCCTTTCCTAAAGGGAGTCCTACCGTATCACTACCGTAGTCATACGGTAGTAGATTCATCTCTTTGATTTTACTTGGTGTTTTCTTGTTTACGACTTGATGTTTTGTGAAATTATTTATTAATCCAAAGTGCTTCCCATTTTGGGCAGAAAATAAGCTGATATAGCCACAGTTGGAAAGCTCCTGTAGTAGTACCGGAATACTACGGGAGGTTTCACGTATTGGAAAAACCGCCGCTTTTATTAGCTTCGGATTAGCATTGAAATAGCCTTCATCGTCAGCGTAATTTAATAGCCCTATCGCCAATAAACACGCTGACTCAGATATTTCAGCCATATCCTCATCAGTCCAAAATGTTGGCTTAATAGTCCTGATACGGGCCATATCACCCCCTGATATTGTCTTCATAAGCAATATTTCTATTACGAGCCATCTTTAATAATCGGCTGACTTCTTTTCTGTAGTTGGATGAATTAATTGCGGAACATTCAACACAAACACCATTACTGGTAAAACGCTCAGAATCATGACCATGTCTACATAATTTTCCCGTATAGAAACGACTTAGACCATTTTCAATGGCTTGCTTTCTAGTCACAATTTTCATCATCACCTCTTTTTCTATGATTAGTTAGCAATAAGATTATCCATTATTTTAAAATAGATCAACCTAAAAAGATTTATTGGTTATCAATAAAAAATTAAGGACCACCGAAGTGATCCTTATCTATAAACAGCCTTTGAATTGTTATCGAATAAAGAAATTGATTAATTGCTCTCTGGTTGTATCTGCACCGAATTCAATACAAATATCATATAACTTATTGAGTTTACTTAGTGAAGGCTTACGTTTTGCATAGCGTAGCTGATGTGATAGATACAATTGGCTATACCCCGTTCTTTGAGAAAATGCTTCTCTTTGCTTAATCGTTAAGCTATTCCAAAATTTTTTAAAGTCGAAAACTTCCATAATTTCACCAATTTGATTAACCAATAAATAATAGTAACCGTTTAGGTACTTTACCAAAAGGGTTATTTGTTTGTTTAATACACCATAACTTAATCAAATTTGTATAAAGAATAGACACCAAAGGACTTGGAGAAATGAAAAGCATTGCTGAAATTAGAAAAGATAACCTGATTTATATTATTGAACGCTACTACAACGGCAAACAAAAACTATTGGCTGATGCGTTAGGCGTAGCACCAAGTATGATCTCTCGTTACCTATCACCAAAAGATTTAAAAAGTCATCGTGAACTCACCGATCCAATGTCACGTAAAATTGAATATGTGACTAGAATTAGTAAATATTGGATGGATGTAGACCATTTAAAAGAAGGTCATGCGGAGTCAGAAAAAGAAGAATATATTCCGACCGAGATCGGAAAAATACTCTCAGATAACATCACAACATTTATGTTAAACGATGGAATAAAATCAAGAGTTAAGCTTTCTGTCGATTCAGGGCTTGCACAATCAACAGTTAACCGCATTATCAATTGTGAAGCCAGCGCCACCGCTGAAAGCATTGATGCTATTGCAAAAGCAATGGGCCGCCAAGCCTATGAACTACTGATCCCTAAAAATGATAAAGGCACTATTAACTATGATAGAAGAGCCTATTCAAAACTTCCTGCCAGCGAACAAGCCGCTATTGAAAATTTCATTGAATTTATCATTAATAAAAACCAGCCTATCTCCCACGACTAACCCTTTCCATTAAAAAGAAGTCATATACTGGCTTCTTTTTACTCTTAATAAATCATTAAATTTCATAGTGATAAAAATAAACATAACCATATTGGTGATTTATTTGTTTTTTACGGTTGACAATGGTTAATTTATGGTTATGATTAAAAGTATAAGTTAACCAATACGGTTAATTTGCTCTTTAACAATATGGATAAAAGAGACTGATTTTTTAATGCGCTCAGACATAACCAATTTGGTGATTAGTCATGATCTTTTATATCAAAGACGGTAAGCATGTATTTACCTTATCTGGCTTAAATGAGTCACAGTCATTTGACAATTTTAAAGCCGGTATTGAGTGGGCTTATGTAAGAAAGCTCGCATTACAAACAGAACAATTAGTAGGTAAACAAAATGTCAGACACTAAGCACTTAAATGTGTTGATTGCAAAAGCTCTTTTACTTAACCAAGATATTACTGATAGCGAACAAGTAGATATGCTAACAGCTCATATCAACGGTGATATTGAAAAAGAAGAGTTTAAGCAATATGACCACTTTATTAATATCACGCTACTTGCACTTTCATTGGTTCCTAATATCAGCAGTGAACTCAGTGAAGAGCAAATCATTAACGCTATTATGTCATTTATTGATAACCCTGATATGCGTAGCGTTCGTCATAGAGTTAATCACTTTAACTCATTAACAAATCCAAAAACCACCTCAAATGAGGTAGAAAAAAAGGAAGTACCTCAGGAAGAGGTGATTTTTAACGCCAGTAAAGATAACCAAAACGGTCAATATGAGAAGAAGGAAGATATTCCACAGGAAGAAAATGACCAACCTGCTTATTTTGAACCTGGTCGTTATCCCGATATTCCTAACGAGGTGTATCACAGTTCAAACGGCATCAGTAGTTCGATGCTAAAAGATGCTCGTATTAGTTTGATGTATTACGAGTTACGCCATGTAACAAAAGTTATTGAGCGTGAAAATAAGCGTTGTTTCGACTTAGGTAGTGCATTTCACACATTAACAATGGAACCTGAAAAGTTTGATGCTGAATTCAGTGTTAAGCCAATTATTCCAGAAGGTGCCTTTACAACAACGGAAACAATGAAGTCATGGATTGACGAATACAACAATAAGTTGCCTAAAAAGCTCTCACAAGATGAGTTAAAAGCAATTATTGAAGAACATAATGCCACTCTGACACCGCAACTTTCCACCAGCGGAAAAGCCGAAGAGCTAGGTCAGATATACATGCAGTTGCCTGATGAATTTAAAACCATCCCTAAAGATGGGAAATTTACTGGTGCAGCAATGAAAGCCTGTATCAAAGCCTATAACGATACTTTGCCAACACCATTGAAAACCTCAGGTAATACAGACGCATTACTTGATCAGATATACTTCCACATCAACCCTGAATTATATTTGGCAGAAACACATAAGCCTGAGCCACTTAGAAAACCCGTCAAGAAAGATGATCTCATGCAGGTCATTAAAGAAGTAAAACCTGATGCTGTATTTGAAGATGAAATCATTAGCCAATGGCTTAGTGACGATTCAAAAATTCACGTTCAAACCGTTGACTATGAAATGGCAAATAACATGCGTAACGCTGTTATGAACCACAAAGAAGCATCCAGTTTATTAAATCACCCTAACCGCGTATCAGAAGTGAGTTACTACGGCATTGATGAAGATACTGGTCTTGAAATTCGTGTTCGTCCTGATATCGAAATTCAAACAGAAAATAACCGATTAGGTTTTGACCTCAAATCAGTAGCACTGGGTCGATTTAAACAAGATGCCATTGAGTCCATGATCCGCAAAGAAATCATTAATCGCGATTATCACATCAGCGCAGCTATGTATTGTGATGTGGCAATGCTGGATCAATTCTTCTGGATATTCGTTAACAAAGACGAGCATTACCACTGGGTCGCTATCGTTGAAGCCTCTCCTGAATTACTTGAACTAGGTCGCGCAGAGTACAAAAAGACACTGCGTGATATCCGTGAAGCTATGGATACAGGATATTGGCCAGCGCCTATCACCACGACTCTCACTATCGGTATCACTGACTTTGAGCAGAGAAAGTTAGAAGAACTGCAAAACGAAGTCGCTTAATAAAACTGCGCTTGAACAATCAGGCGCACGCTTGGAGTAAATATTATGTCAGAAGTAGCAACTCTCGAAAGAAATCAATCAGTAATGAATAACACATCATTACTTTTTAATCCTGAATCATTAGACCGTATTGTCAAATTTGCTGAGCTAATGGCATCAGGTACAGCAACGGTGCCAAGGCATCTGCAAGGTAAACCATCTGATTGTCTTGCTATCACAATGCAGTCCGCACGTTGGGGAATGGATCCTTTCGTTGTCGGTCAAAAAACTCATGTCATCAATGGTGTGCTTGGTTATGAAGCCCAATTAGTAAATGCAGTTATTACCAGTTCAAATGCTGTTGTAGGTCGGTTCCATTACAAATACGGTGGCGACTGGGAAAAAATTGTAGGCATGAAAGATAAACGTGATGAATCGGGTTTATTTATTGAAGTCGGTGCAATTTTAAGAGGTGAAGAAGAAATTACATGGGGTGAGCCTGTTTACCTTGCTGATGTACAAACGAGAAACTCACCACTTTGGAAAACAATGCCTAAGCAACAAATCGCGTATCTTGCTGTAAAATATTGGGCCCGTCTTTATTGCCCTGAAGTTATTCTTGGTGTGTATACGCCAGAAGAACTTGAAGATCGACCGATTAAAGACATCACCCCACCGAAAGAACGTGTAAGCATTGATGAAATCACCACTCAACAACAGACAACCAATGAAGAACCGATAAAAGAGACTCAAGGCGAGTTTATACCTAAGTTCGATGCTGAAGCCTTTAGATTAGCTATTGATGATGTTCAAACTGTCGAAGAAGCTAAAAATATTCGTGCAGAAATTGAGAACTTAAAAAATGAAATGGGGATCAACCTATTTACTGAATTAAAAAATAAAGCAGTACAGGCATACCACCGCATTGATGCACGTAATGCTCTAGAAGCTTCTATTAACTCACTTCCTGAATCTGGCTCACCTGAGGCTACCGAAGCATTTGAAAAAGTAGACAAGCTACTTAAATCAAGCAAAAGAAAACTTGGTGATGAGTTATACGAATCTTTCTCTATCACACTTAATGATATGCGCCCTGAATACCAGTGATCCTATTTAAAGCGGAGCGATACAGCTCCGCAAGGAGTTTAAATATGAATATTAAATTACCTATCAACCCTATCCGTATGCCTGATGTTTTAAAGCTAACAGGGCTTTCTCGCTCAACTATTCGCACCTTAGAGAAGAAAGGTGATTTTCCAAAGCGTATGTATTTATCAGTGCGTTGCGTGGCATGGGAAGCGGAAGAAGTTGATGAGTGGTTGAAAAAACGTTCTCAATCAAGAGAGACACCTAAGTGTTACACCGAACGTAAGCGCAATGAAGCTGGGCAGTTTGTGAGTAATGCCTAACCACCTTACCCGTTAACCCACGGACTCAGTGCAAGGATGCAAATAGGAGATAGATATGAAAGGAAAACAGTATCAATGCCATGACTGCGGAGATGAAACAAAAATAATCCAATCTTATGATCAGACGTCAAATACATACGGTTTCATAATTCAATGCCTTAATTGTGGGTATGAGGCTGGACTATTCGACACCATTGAAGATGCGAAGATGGTAATTAAGTGTAACTCTCAGGGATGCAATGAAGAGGAATAAATATGAAAGTTGAACAATCTCAAGTTACTAAGCTTGAAATAACAGGTGTAGAAAAGCACGACCCAATCAGGGTTTATTTGGAAGATGATAATCAAGGCCATGGTCGATTAATTATAACTGAATGGGATGAGGCTTGGACTTCTTTTTGGTCTTCTATGTCTGGTTCATTAATTGATTTTATTATCAGAAATGATAACGGGTATTTAATTAGCTACCTTTCTCCAAAACCATTAGGTGTGAGAAGCATTGCATATAAACGACTCGATTCTAGATTAAACGCTGTTCTTGAAGCATTAAAGCAAATAAGTGTGAATTGAGGAGGCATTTTGACAGTGGATTAGTCACATGGATGTGAGTATGATTTCTGCTTTAATTAATTGTAAATAATTATAGGAGATTATAATGACTTGGTCAGAAATTATATTACTTTTACTAGGGAATGGCGTTGTACTTACTATATTCGGTGGTA